ACCGCCGTAGCTGTCGCGGTGTCGTTGCACGAAATCGACAGTCGGCATTCGAGCAATTGCCCTGGATCGACGCTAGCCGCATTGATCGTGAAGTCGAAATTGGCCGCTGTAAGGCTGTTCATCGACTGAGCCGCCGAAGTTACCAAATCCGCTGTTGGCGTGCCGCTTGACCCCACCACGGCCTCTAAATCGACCGTGCAAGCCGTCGAGGCTAGGGTAGTCTCCATCGCTGCCCGGATTCGGACTTGAATTGTTTCGCCGTCGTCATAATTCGGCGGTATTGGAATCGAAAAATAGGCCCTTCGCGTTGTGGCCCCTAGGTTCTTGCAATCCCCTGCCGTGATCCTCGCCGGATTGGTAAGCCAAGTGCCTGTAACTAGCCCTAGATCGTCGCTAGCTGCCGATGCGGGAAGATTGCTTGCAACCGCGTCCCATGTCTTAAACGCCTCGACAGGGACCACGTATTCGGCCAGGACTTTTTGCCCTAGCTTCGACGGCTCGATATTGGCATTGCCTGCGACGTCGTTATTCGTCAGTGATCGATCGGGAATTTGCAGAATGACGTTTTGAATAGTGCTCATTTTTTTGGCCTTATGGTAGAAGTCCTAGTGCGTTGTAGCTGAGTGGTTCATATAGCTTTTTTTCCTGCCAAAACGCGGTTTGCTGCGCCGGAGGATCTACGTCAGGTAGCTGGAATCCTTGTTCGTCAAGTAGCACCGGCTTGGCTGTTGGTTCGCCTGCCCTGGTTGCTCGGACTACTTCCGTTTTTGGATCGCCGTTCGGCAATGGTGGAGCACCCGGGATGATTACCCGCTTATAAAAGCCTTCATGGCGCGATCGTGAATACCAAGCCTTTTCCGGTGTTGTTCGGTAAGGGTAGCGGAACTGAATTACCGCCGTAACTTGATAATAGCCGCCGAAGGGAGTTTCAGGGGAAGCAACCGCCTTGGCTCGGAGTTTTTGCATTTTGGCCGTACCCGCTGGCCACTGGAGAAAAGTATCGGAGTTGACCGAATGACGGTATCGCCCTTGAACGTAGCTCGAGAAGGTCAGCATGTTTTTTTGAATCGTAACGGTTTGATCGGCGAACTTACGCCGAATGCCGTTGACGGGTTCGCCGTTGGCTGTCACTAAAGGATTGCCGTCAAAATCCTCATCGATTTCTAGCTCCTCTTCTACGTCATCAAAATCGATAATCGCAGGGGCTAGCAATGGGCTTTGTACGCCGTTGTTTTGGTTGCCCTGTGGCCCGCCGGATCCGAAGGATACTTCGCCCTCATAGGGTACTGTGACGATCCAATAAACCGGGCTCTGCCTCTTCGGGCTTGCCTGGACTGCGAATACAAAATCAAAGCCATTGCCGAACGATGATCCAGCCGCAGGGATTCCAGGGGCTTGCAAAACGTCGTTTAAGGTTGCGTCGGGGGTTGTAAATACTTGGTAGACCTTTTGCAATCGCGCATCGGCCCGCCGGAAGTTGTCGGTAATGGAGATATCGCCTCCGAGACCGCTCCACATAAGATCAACGCTGTAGATTTTATCGTTGAGCATCTAGCGGATCTCCTGTAGCTGGAATTGTTCCTTCGGGGCTTCCGTTGGGCTCTTTAGCGTTCCGTCAATGCTCGAGAGTAGCTTGCTAGCCTCCGCCGTGTTTTTGACTAGCTTATCGATTGGGCTATCCGTCTGGCCTCGTACAAGCACCCGCGATTCAAAGGCTGTTAGTGATCGGATCTGATCCTGTAACGCACTGGCCGCCCCGGCCCTTGGTTTTAGGTCGATGCCAATTTCTAGCTTCATCGCGTCCTGCAATGCCGCTAGCCGCTCTCGGATCTTTTCGTCGAAATCTTCGGTAAGGCTGCCGACCGATTCATCGAGGATTGCTTGCAAGCTTTTTTCTGTTTCGGTTACCACTCTTTCGCCAAAGGCTGGCATTTCCTTTAGGACATCCTCGAAGGTAAACCGCCCTGATAGGAGCTTTGCGTATGCGTCAACAAACCAATTCGCCCTAGCCAGCAAGCCGTCGAACACGAACACTACGTCGTTGTAGATTTTGTTCGCCGAAAGCAGTACCGACGCCGAAATAACCTCAAGAACATCCTCGAACCTGAACACCGCGATCTCTGCCGCTGTAAATCCGGTCACGAAAGCCTCGGCAATTGTCTGGCTTACGCCTTGCATCGTGTTTGCTAGGTCTCTGCCATGCTGAGCAAAATCATCCATCGCCGGAATCATCGAGCTTTGAATAAACTCAAAGGCAACCGCAAAGCCTCGATAGACAACATCTCGAACCGGGGCAAGCAAAGCCCCGAAAGCCTCGTAAAGATTGTGCGCCGCCACCTTTAGCGCGTCACTTGCTTCGGTTGCGTGCTTTGCCGACTCAGCCTTATTCAACAGCCCCTTGGTGGCCAGTTCACTGACCGCCGCAAGCCGTTCTTCTGCTGTGGCTAGTTCGTTGATGTTTGGGATAAGCCCCTCGAACGCTGCAAAGTTCCCTTTAACCGCGTCTTCGGCCATTCTCATGCCAGAGGATAGGTCTCGATCGAATACTCGCGATAAACCTAAAGCCGCTTTCGCTAAGTCGTCTACTTGCTCAGTGGTTTCGCCGCGCCGCAATGCTTGAGCCATTTGGTCTTGAATGCGTCCCGAATCGACGTTGGTCAGTCGCTCAAGGCTATTGGCAACCTTGACCATTTCATCCGATGCCGCCTTGCCTGCCCCTGGGATTAGAGCGACAGTCTCGGCAAGTTTGATCGATGAGCGGTTAAGGTCATCGAACGCTGCGACCGAAGACGATGCAAAGCCCACAATGGCCCGCCCCGCTTCGACGATTCCAATCACCGCTGCCGTCACGCCTGCCAATTGAGCTAGGCCACGGATCGAAAATTCGACTTGCTGAGCCGTTTGCGTCACTTCGGTCGAGAACTGACGCAACACCGCCGAAGCTTCGTTTTTTGCTCCAAGTGTCACTTCCACGTCAGCCATTTTTCCGCCTTTGTTCTTCGATTCGGTTTACGTCTGCTTCGAGTGCATTTTGCACCGAAACAAACCAAGCGTCTTGATCGTAAATCCCGCCTGCCTCTGGCAAGACCCCTTTCGAGACCCAAGCCGCAAGGTTAGCCGCTGTACTGACTCGATGCCCTACGTAATCCTTTGGGCAATCGACAATCTCAAAATAACCTCGACCATCGCAAGCATCGCACCCAGATTCGTCGCAATCTGGACAGGCTAGCATCAACGGGAGGTCGTTGCTTGGCTTGTTGTTGCATTGATTTCGAGTGCAAGACTTGCATAGTTCGCCGCATCGGATGAATGCGGCTGTCCTTATTTTTTTTTATCACCTTCGCTAGCCGAGTTGCCGCGCAGGCAACAACTGACAAGCTTCACCGCGTCGGCAACTTCGATTTCTTCGTCCCAATCGCTTATGGGCTTGTCGAGACTCCAACCGGCCAAGCAAATCGAGACGGCTTCGCGGATTGCTGCCATCTGCTTCTTTGGCTCAGTCGATTCCCTGAAATCGCTGATAAGCCCCAAGACCTGTTCGGTCTTTCGGAACTTGAGGCGATTCAAGGTAAACTCAATATCACACCCGTCGATTTTGTCTGTGAATGTACTAGGCTGCATGGTTGAAAGCGATTGAAAATTCTTGGTCCGAAGCGTCTACGTTCTTGTTTGCTTGCCATTCGAGTTGATCGGTCATAATACCGTTTCGCTCGCCCATTGGCTTGGCTACTAGCTGGGCCTTGGGGACTGTAAAGACAAGCGTTGAGGTCGTTGGCCCTGCGATGGTAAACGAAAGGCTAGCCTCTGTCCCGTCGCGGAATTGGCTGTATCGGTTTTGAGTGGCAATCAACTTGGATTCAGGATTGCCAGTAATTCGCGGATTGCGATCCGTGACAACAAAGCTATCGACCCCTGCCGCCGAGGTTGAGCATTCCCGGGCGGTAATCACGTTGCCTAGATCGATCGTTGCCGATTCAAGGCAAATGTTCGTCGACGCCCAAGACGTTGCACCGCCTGCAACGCGAAGCGGTAGCGTGTTGACGTAGTTGATCGAACTTGGAATCGCCGCGTCTGCTTCGTCGTCGTAGACGCCTTGGAAGTCGAATTCAACCCGGCCCATTCTCCCAGTCGGCAGAATGAATCGAGCATTGCCGACCGCCCCGTAAATACGCCGCCGGACCCCATCGAAGAACCCCGCAATTGTGAGGGTCTTTACGCTGCTGCCCGATGCCGGAACTTCGGTTTTTGGGAAGTAGGTTGCCGTCGAGAGAACCACACCGCAAGCCGGGAGGAAAGTGCTGGCCCATGCCGGGACTGCCGAACCATCATAGGCCAAGTCGACCGAGAATGTAGCCCTGCCGATTCTGGCCCCTGGAACGGACGACAAGCGACCGAAACCGCCTTGCCCTTGTCGCTCCTCAAAAGGAAATTCGGGGTTAATCGTAAGGTCATAAGCATTGACCGTGCAATCCGCTGCCGCGATGGTTTCGGCTGTCCCTACGGTCGATTCGATCTTAGCACCCAAAACGGTCTTTTTTCTAAGTAACATATTTGTCCCTTCCGAGTATGTCGTTTGCGTCCTGTTTGGCTTCTTTGAGCTTGCGGGTCATTATCGATTTAGCTTGAGCCGCCCCGCGATCAAAAGCATCTTTGACGCCCTCGATCTTGGTTGCTTGCAAGTCTCTTAGTTTCTGGATTGGGAATCGAGCCCGCCCGAGTCGCTTGTAAATGTTTTTGCCGAGCTTCGGAATCTTCGGCCCGAAAGCCCCATCGAATACCATCGCCGGGGTGCCTCGAACGAATTCAATCTCGACGCCTTCGACGGTTTGGCGTGCTTTGAATGCCCGAAGCGGTACGGTAAACGTGTCGTCGATTTTCAGAATCGATTCCTTGGCCAGTACGTTGTCGATTAGCTTTTCGTCGACGCAAAAGGCCCTCAATTCCTCGGCCCGCTCGACGGCCATTGCTGTCTGTATTTCGCGTTCGGTTCGCCGCCTTGTTTCCTTGGTGGCTTCCTCGATGCGATTGCTAAAAGCTTTCTCTAGTCCGTCGGCGTAGTTGATTACCCGCTCGGCTGCTAGCTTCGATTTTTCTTCGTGTGCCTGGATGTCGATTATCATCGCCTCACCGTCGGATCGTCTTCATCGACTCGATAGGTCACAATCAACTGCATGTTTGCCCCGTCGATACCGCCGTCGGATGTAAAGTTAATCTTGGTCCCGAAGGTAGCAAACAAAGCGTTGCCGTCGAACGTGTGCCAAGAGCTAGCCGGGGTGCAAATGCACTTGCGGACATCTGACCCGAATTGATTTAGTAGCGTGTCGATTGCGTCTTGGCTTCGCTCCGAAGGCATCAAAACCAGCCGGATATTGAACTGCTGAGCCAGTGCCACCGCCGGAGGATTGCCCGGGCAGGAAAGCTCGGGAACCTCATTCTGGACTCCCTGAGTTATGATGATTTGGCGATCTATCGGCGTGTAGTTGGCAAATCGAGTAGGCCGCTTGACTTCTTGAACATCGGTTGGGTACGTAGTCGAATCGCCAACCATAGCGGATAGCCTGGTTTCTAATTCGACCGCGATTAACTCGATGATTGCTAGCGACACTCTAAAACCAACATCCCTTCATCATGCTCAACAAGCCGAACAATAGACCGCCGCTCCGCTGGTTCGCCAACTCGGGGAGATAGTCCAATTTGATCCCCGCCGAGGTCTAATTCATCGCTTGCAATACCTTCGGCCTCATCGTTCGGAGCCCTGACCCTGAAAAGCGGAGTTACTAGGTCAGAGGCTTCCGGTAGCTGCAAAGAATCCTCTCGCTCAACTACCGCGTTGATCTTCCTTGACCGACCGTTTCTTTTGTAGTAAACGACCGATTCGGCGAAGTCTTGCGGGTTGGCGAAAACCTTCTTGGCATCCTCGATGATGGTATCGTGAAGGCTCACGGATTAGACCCGCTTGCCATCGATTTCGATGTAATCCATCTCGAAAACGTCGGCGTTCGTGTTTGCCGCTTTTTGGAGCTGAACAATCGGCTGAAGGCCTGCCGTGTAACCCGACATATCGAAGGTCGTCGAGGCTGCGACTCGTTGGCCGTCAATGTAGAACTTTACGTCCTGCTTGCCGCCCGTGAAGTCGATGACGAATTCCTTGTAAGTCGTACCAAGGGTCACGCCCGTCGAAACGTCGTTATTGTCTCGTACCGCGTCATCGGTCTCTACATAAACAAGCGTCGTGCTGTTGGCCCCTTCCATGCGGAACCAAGCGTTAGCCGCTACGTCGTCGGCGGTATCGTTTCGAGCCGAGCCGAGACCGAATACCAGAATCGAGCCGCTGGTGAAGGTCGATGCCCCGATTCGAGCCCGCATAACAACCCGCTGAACGTCGTCGACGTCGAACGCCAGGGCATCGCCGTGACCGCCGCCGAGGATCTGAATCTGACTCGCACTCGTAAGGGTCAAGACCTTTCGATCATTGTTCCGCTGTGCTGTCGGAGGAGCCGCCCCGGTGATCGTATAGACCCAAGGAGAAGCGATGTTTGCCGAAGTCGGAAAGGATACCGCTGGCCCGATGAAGTCATCGAAATACGGTTTGAAATCTTTCATGCCTGCCATGTTCTTATGTTCCTGTTTTGTGAATTTTGTTTCCGTCCCAAAAAGCCCCCAAGTAATCGCCCAGGGGCTATAAATCATCCGATCGCTTAGCGGTTCGAGTAGAACCCTACGTGATCGATCATCGCACAACCCATCGATTGACGGATCTTGAAGTCGTACTTGTCGCTGAGCATCGTCCATTCGTTTTCAAGCACTGGCGATTCTTCGCCTTGCAAGAAGACGATTTCGGCGGTGTCAACTACCGAATTCGACGCGATCAGATACCAGTTCGTCGCGTTGTTGTTGTCAAGCAACGCCGTGGCAACAACTTGCAACGGTCGAACGCCATTGACCCCGTAGAGGCTGGAAATCCCCTCGTTGCCGTTGGTCTGTGCGAACGAAAGGCTGTTGGTGATCCGAAGAGCCGTCGATGCGTACCGCTGAGGTACGAGCAACACCGATGGGACCAAGTTCAGCACCGAGCCGTTCAATCCCTTCTGCTTGGCCATCAGTTCAAAGGCTTCGTCAAGCGTCGTTTCGCTTGGAGCCGCTGCCGTGGTCGCGGTAATGTTTCGCCCGCTTGCGTGAGAAGCGGAAAACAAGACGACGCCATCGGGCATCATTGGGTTCGAGAGGAACGTGTCGTAAACAAGTTGCTCTTGAGTACGCCGAGCCGCAACGCCTTGCATCGATGGGATGCGAGACAATGCGTCAAGGTTGTCGTTGATGATCGTTTCCCATGTCACCGAGAAATTCGCGCCGAACTTGTCGATGTTGTAGGTCTTGCGTCGATCGCTGAGTTTCTTCTCAGGGTATTCCTTGCCCTCGGGAACAACTTCCAAGTTTTGGAATTCGCTCAATTGGGTAGCGTGGATATCCTTAAAATCTTCGACGCTCTGACGCTGCCGGACCCAAGAGGACCAAGTGTAAGGGGCCTCTTCGTAAGCCGCTCGAAGCGTGTTGTTGAGCCCATCAAACAGGATGTTTTGAAACGATCCGGTTGTGTGGTACGCATCGGCCAAACCGCGTTTGACCGTGTTAAGGGTCGGCGCGTGTCCCATCGCCATTCGTGCGATGTCTTTCTTGGTGTGCTTCTCAGGGTCAACACCCATTCGACGCACGCAAGCTTCGGCAAGCCGATAGACGCCGAGGTTGGCAAAATGGTCTGCCCCTTCTGCCTTGGGTGCGGCCGTTCGTTTTACGGTGCCTTGGAAGCATCGCTTAGTAAACCCGGCTTTTGCCGCGTTTTCAAACTTGTCTTGCTCTGATTCACCAAAGCCGATGTGCGAGCCCTCGACGGCCCCGCCTAGTGGTTGACTGGCCATCTTTCGGATGATCCTTTCTTGAGCGTCCTGAACGGTCACATTTGGATCGTCGATCAAAGCGTCTGCAAAGCTACGCTCAAGCTTTGCAAGCGTACAGTGAGCAACGATTGTCTTGCGTCGGTCGTCGGCTGCCTTGAGTTGGCGTGCAACTTCGGCTTCGACTTTCTTTTCGGTGTCTTCGGCTGGCTCGACATGCTCGGCCCGCATAGTCTCTTCGGGCTCTTTTTCCATGCCTGCCATCGATTCAACTTGCCCCATCGGAGGCGCGTCAGAACCGGCTTGGCCTGCTGCTTTACCTGCGAGGAAAA